CTGGGTCTCCAGCATCGGCAATCGTCATGCGCGGGATCTGAAACTTTATCATGCGCTTGAGCGACGACGTGGTGAGCGTCGATCCTAGGAACTCTAGCTCTGCGGCAAACTCAGTTCCAGCCATCATAGCCGCATAAGCAGTGGTGGTGTTGAACCGCATGGTGACTTTAAAATCAACCGTTGCTATGCCAAGGGGGAGAATATCAAGCGTCTCACTCCCGATTCTACGGCTCTCTGAATCGGCCTTTAGGTTGTTGTTGATAGATAGCTCACAGCTCTGCACATGCCACACAGTTGCAGTGGTGACAGACGCAAGAAGCCCTGAACCAATCGATACCCGCCCGTTAACAAAGGACAACGGCTCATGCGAGCTGTTCGAGTAGGCCGCTGAGATATCGTTAGAGGTCTGAGTGCAGTCCTTACCGATTAGCCCAAACGAGCACACTAATGGCTCGTCAATCTCTGCTGTGAATGTGACCTCGTTAACCCTTAACCCAAAGTACTCAAATACCCGGCCAGAGGTAGCTTGCCCTTTACGGGTATTGATGGAGATTGAGCTATATGATCCGCTTAAGTTACCCAGCGGGATGGTGTGGTCGAATGACATGCCGCCCACAGTTTCACTCGCGTTAGTGGCCGTGGTAATTGCACCACCAAGGGCGTTCTGCAGTAGGTAGTTAAATGCCAATGATTCGGCATAGGCTAAAGTCTCAACCTCACCCTCGACAGTCTTTGAAAGACCAACGTCCTTCGAGTAGCTGCGCCCTACAACAATCTCCTCGATGATCTTTCGCTCCTTTGTTACTTTGAGCGAACTGGACATGAACTCCAGGAAAGCGGTTGAAGTAACCTGTGTGCCGTAGGTCGTCTCCCGGCCCACGGCGAGATAAGAACCCCATCCCTCTACGCTTGAATCACCGACAGACATTTAAGCTCTCCCGTTAAATAGTTGTTTGAACAAAGTTATTCCAGTGCATCTCACCGATGGACCGCAAGCTGTTTTCAATCATCTGCATCTCACGCATCAAAGCATCCCTACGCCTCATGTCTGATCTTACAATGTCCCTGTGCGCGGGCTTAAACATATAAGGCAACTGCTCGGACAGAGGTCTAGCCTTTACCTTCCCTAAGATCCCACCAGGGGAACAGTTCACAATGGGGAGCTTGAAAATCTGCAGGTAATTCTCAAGCCACTTAGCTGAGAACAAAAGGTTAGACGAAGTAAACACAATCTCACTATTGCGGTTTACAGCATAAATGTGACGCATATAGTTATGCTTGCCATTGGCCTTCTTATCAAACGCGTAGTAGCTACCGTCTGGCTTCCATGAGTAATCAAAGCCTACGAGCAGGATCTTATCGTAGCCAAAGAAGTTGCGGCGGGCTTTGTTATCGGACTGGGTGGCGAACACAACCATAGCGTTTGAGACATTCGTAGCGGCGGCAATCAGATTAGGGCAGCCACCGGCAAGGGCTGCGAACTCAACCTCGCTGCGGAGAACGTCGAAGTTAACGAAGAAGTATTTATCTTTCCAGTTCCCATTGCCCGACCACATGGGATTAGCCGTGACGTTCATAAAGAGAATGGTCTTGTCTAGCTGATCTTTCCACGGCGCCATGTACTTCTCATAATTCACCTTAGCGTCGGCGATCAGGCAGAAGGTTGGCTTGATACCGTGGTTAAGTAAATGCCCTAAGGTTTTATCGCAACACAGGATATCGACTGAGTTTTTATGTTCTTTGAGAATGTCGATCTGCTCCTCGAATGACGCCCCGTTGGCTACGATCACCAGGGCACGGCCAACGCCTGAGTTCTGAAAATCCTCTAGGCTCTTAAATGGCGCATATTTCGAGTGCTCTCTGGCGTGTTTACGCCATAGCTCCCCGTGCTGTTTTATGACCTGTTCTGATTGTGCCTTCGTGTTTAGATTGTTAATAGCCACTAGATACCCCCGTTAGTAGTAGATAATTGCCCTTAGGCCCATTAGCCCCACCCTAAGATGTGCCTGTTCTCCCGTCGGCGCAAGGGCCGTATGGTAGGTCACATCTGGGGACAGGTGCCACTTGGCAATCGTTCCGCCCAGAGTATCGCTATTTCTTAAAACTTGCTCAATGTTTTCCATCAACTTTTCACAGTCATCGTCAGCCGGATCTAGTGTGGTCGTAGAGGAGTATGGAACCCACACAACCCCGGCTACGTTAAACAAGAGTTCGGCCTTTCGTTTACCACTGGCTAAACTCATGTTGATGGTCTCAAGACTTACTTTCTTTGCCGCAGCCCATATAAAAACAGCCGGGAGGATGTGAGCCTCTGGCATTATCTTCTCAGGGTTGTAGGTGTTCACATACTGCACACGTCGGGACATGCCGGTTGATAGATCATATGACGCAACGGTGTCGTTGGCCGTATCCATCAGTGACTTTACTGTTCCCTTTAGTGTGCTGATATCAATGGCCACGCTAATCTCCAGCCAAGAACGCTAGTGTGGCCTCTGAAATCTTATTCATCGCGGCATCTGATAACCACATGAAGTCACGCTTGGGGAGCTTTGGCCCACCCTCATCATGCGCGTAGGCGTATGGGAACCCTGAGTTTGTTTTAGCTGGGTTGTACCACTCAATCCCCTGGGAAGTCTTGCGCCACTGTCCTGGGGTGAAACTGTTACGAAGGCGCCCGGTGTCTTGGAGGATATTGTTGCCACCTTTGCCGGCGGCCTTCATCTTGGCACTGTAGGAGCTGGACCAGCCAACCCACTTACCATCAGACCCTTGCTCGTTTTTAAAGTGATCCAGAACATCTTGAAACACAAATATGCCGATGGAGTTACAGAACGCCGACTCACGCTTTTCAATAGCCTTACGCCGCTGCTCAATCGCCTTAAGCCAGCTCAGGACCTTCTCTGCATCAAAGGCTAACTCAATGGCTGACTCAATGGCCATCTAGTCCCTCTCATCATCAATGTCGTCTAGCTTGTCCTGGTCCGGTCCCCAGTTGACAGAGCTATCTTCGTTGAATGTCGGGCTGTAGTCAGTCGTGTTGCAATGAATGGGCATCTCGTCAGAGTCACTCTCAATCAACGCGCCAGTGGAATCAACCAAGGCTGCGTCGCCATTTAAGATATCCTCAAGGTTCTTCTCGGCCTTCTTTATGTACCTATCCGCACGGGCATAGGCTTCCTTCGATCCCCTGGCCGTGGCCTCATAGAGGTATCCTAACGCCAGCCACTTGCAGATAACCTGAATGGCCGGAGGTGTAAGGGCGTTAGTTGTCCAGTCTGAGGGATCGTACTTAGTGGCCATCCGTTTATCGATCTCGGCCTCTGCATCGTCAATGCAGTCTGAGGCCAAAGCAGTAAGGCCGGTGAACGGAGCACCGACCCACTGTAGAGATATGCTAGTCGTCGTCGAGTACGTTCCGATTAGACTGCTCCTTTAGAGTAGTATTTCCCGCCCTCGCCCTTCTTCAGGGTGGCGAGAAAGTCCTTAACGTCTTTCTTCTTCACGTTGCCCACATATAGGGTATAGACACCGCCATTGTTCTTACGAAGCTTCTTTACGAGCTTCTTACCGGCGTTGATCTCGTACCACTCCTCCTTAACCTTAAGACCCATCTTGTGCTTGCGTTCTTCTTTGGCTCGGCGCTTGAGCCACTCGGCCTTTGACTCGTCGTCAAGGTCCTTTGTTGGGTCTACTTTGGCCGACGTATCGGCACCATGCGCTCCTACTTCCATGTCATTTCCGCGTCTGCTTGACATATATTTCTCCTACGGTTTGTTAAAGAACAGGCGAGGGAAGTTACTCCCCCGCCTCTAAAAGACACTAAGCTAATACGTCTTGCAGCAAGTAGCCTGCAAGTGAGGCGACAACCTTAGGCTGAAAGTGGATATTCACTTCGATAGCCTCCGACTGACGCTCCTCTGCTCTCCAGCGTTTCACCATCGGAATGTTATTCCGGAAGATGTAACCGGCTGAAGGAGTTAATGGCGACGCCTTCGCAGGCTTGTAACCCACGAATACGTTATCGCCCCAGATCGGGGAGATAGAGGCCGCAGTAGCACCATCCACCGAAGTCTCGATGACAGCCTTACCGACCAACAACTGCGGGACGTCAAAGAGTCCGGCAATCATGGCGGGGGTGATGTCAGCCGAGGTGTACTTGATGCGGTCAATCACTGAGCTATGGTTCTTCGCGGCAATCAAGCAGCGATGGGGAATCATAGCGTAGTTCGCAACCTGACCAGAGTTCTCAAGGATGACCGTTGCGGCGGTATCCATCTGAGGAATCGGGTTTGAGGTGACGCTATCAAGCGACCATTGCTGGGCGGCTGAGAGCGAGTGCTTGAGCGACCAAGAAGCGTTGGTGTTACCGCTTGAGGTTTGGTTGACGAACAACTGGGCCACGTCGTTCTCTAAGCGGAGCAAAATCTTGTCCGTTAGAAACTCAGTGGTGTCAGCCCGCAAGTCAGAGACATCATAGTTCTCTGCATCGCGGTCTGAAACGTAGTCCTTGAGCGAGTGCTGTGCCAGGACGTATTGCCCAGTGGTAACGTCGAATGACGCCTCACGAGCTACACCCTTGGGCGAGCGAATCGTCTCAGGGAGCCGGAAGTTGCGGTCATAAATCCGGTAAAGATCGGAGTCCTTCTTTACGGGAACCTCAGGGAAAATCTCGCTGGCAATATAGCTCTGGTTCTTGTACTGAATAGAGATATTGCTCAACTGCTGGTCAACATGGAGTTGTGACTTAAGTGGCATTAGACACTCCCTCTAATGTAGCCAGGCATCACGAACACGTTCGCTATAGTAGCGGTCGAGTTCACGGAGGCGTCAACGAGAACGCCCACATACGCGGCTGAAAGAGTTGAGGACGTAGAGGTATCGGCGTGTGCGAGGGCCACACCACGACCTGAGCTATCGGCCTGCACTAAAGTTCCGGACGCGACGCTATCGTTGAAATACAATCTCGCGATAGAGCCTGGTCCTGCCACTGGGATTGCCTGGTTGGTATCCTTCACAGTGTCGATGGTCACACCTACTGGCAAGGCTTGGGCGTTCGCGGGATAGCCAACAGTGTTGGCCGTTCCGTTCATCGCTACAACCCGATATGCCAGGAGTGTGCTCGCCACTCTAAAGGACAAGACGTTGGTTTTCATCTAGTCTCCTTAAAAGGGTTTACTGCTCGGTTAAGTGCTTGGCGCCGAGTTTGTCCGCGTACTTCTTGGCAACAACACGATAGGCAGCCGCATAGGATACCTTATTGTCTTGCTGGTACTTGGCAACTTCCTGCTCCAAAGCCTCAACAGTTTCTTTGCCTTCACCTTCCTTGCGCCCTTCGTGCGAACCCTCTTCTAGGTTAACGTCTCCGGCGGCCTTGAAAAGCTTTAGCAATTCTTTGATCACTTCTTCTTTCTTAAGAGCCTTCTCTCCGACGCTGTACTGAGCCACTTCTTTTCCGAGCAATGCGGCAACGTAGGGCTTCATCGCTGGGGTGATGAGCTTCTCAGCGAGCAAAGCGTCAACTGATTTCTCAATCTCCACCTTGAACAACTTCTCAGCAGTCTCGGCTTTCTCGGCGGCGAACTTCTTCGCCTCACCTTCAGCCAAGGTCAGCTTCTCATCGGTGGCCTTCTTGTCGGCTTCTAGGGCCGCAAGCTT